TGTCGCTGTTTGTTTATCAAACTTAATCTCTTCTTTAAACTCTTCGCGCATTTTAATAACCATCTTTTGTACTGCTGGTTTTTTAAATACTTTATAAACATGCTCATTATCTCTATATCCAGCTGCTCTTCCAGCGGCTGCTTTTGACATACCCCGAAGGTGAAATAAAATGAGGCGTTCCTCTTGAACACTTAGCTCATTTAATTTTACATCTGCATAAGGATAATGAGACTGAAGCTCGGCCCTTTCTTGTTCAAAATTTTGGTCTTTATCAGTCATTTTCTTTGAATTCTACTATATTTTTGGCCCACCAATAAAGCTCATCTTCTTTTAATACATGTTTCATAATATTTGCTCTAGAGCAGACTAACTGAATATTAGTTACTAAATAGTCAATATCAGGATCTATTCGGTCAATAGAAGCATTCAAATCTCTTCTACCGCTACCATCTTTATGATAAGTCATAATCAATCCAGACAGCGCACATCTTCCTTTTTGTTTTTCCCATAACTCTAAAACATCTTCTAACTCAATGTCCCATTTATGGGTTGAGTCATCTTTATTTCTTGCGTACTTAAGTTGGCTAAACAAACGAGTTAAATAGTTTTCAGGAGTAGCACTAGCATTTCTTTGTCTTACTGCATAAGTACAAGGTTTACACTTTTTGGAATAGACTGGACCACGATCATTTTTGGTCGAAAATTCTTCCAAAGGCAACTCCTTTTTGCAAGAAGTACATTTCTTTGTACTCATGCTTGCTCACTGTAGCATAAATTTTTGCTAGAAAATTTTTTTGGTAAAATTTTTTTCTATATCACTCATTCAAGGCACCCCTTACTTAGAGAGACCCAGACACTAGTCCCGAATTTCACTTTGGAACCTTGTCCTACAAATTTACCTAGTGGAACCTTGTCCAAGAGTTAGGAGTCAATAGCTTCGGCAGAAGAGTAAGGATACGCTTCGCTACCATTTATTATTTGTCTCATCGCCGACGGGCTAGTTCTTTGCCAAAGAACCAAAAGCTTTACTTTTTGAAAAAAGTAAAATCAAAAACTTTTAATCCAGAAAGCCCACGCTTCGTAGTTATTACCACACAAGATTTGTAAATCATCATACACAAAGCTACGCCTTTCTTGTAGATATAGTTTCATTGTGATTGGTAGAGATAGGCTCTATCAGCACTTATCTAAATTTTATGGAGTTAATAACATGAAAGTTGTTAAAACAATAAAAGAAGTAAGCTTAAAAGTCTTTGCTCTTAAGAACAATGTACTTAAGCTTTCAGACCCAGTTGTTCAAACCAGCTGTGTCATTGACGGAGAGAAGAAGTTCTTCAATCTGTCTAAAAATGCAGGTCGTTGTCTTGAAGGTTTCAAGAATGACGGAAGAATAACTCTCCAGACTGTCGGAGAAACTAGAATAGAGAGAGAACTTTCTCTTGATATTCTTCAGTCTCACATTGACAGAGCTAGAAAGTATGGTGGCTCTCATCTTGAACTCACATTGTTTGATGCCAAGAACTGGGATAACGATGAACCTGAGTTAGATGCACAATCTGACTCTGAAGAGAACCCTGTTGAGTAGCACTCATAAGGGAACTTTTCGCAAGTTAGTGGATATCGCAAAGGTGTCCACTAGCCTTGTTGCTAAGACAGGTTCAATAGCCCTTGATGTTGCAGATAAGAGCTTAAACAAAGTATCTCAAGTAGTTGCTGATACTTATGATGAAGTTCAAAACCCCTCAACGCCGATTAACCCAGAGATTATTCCTAGTTCACAGTATGACAACCTCTCTCCTGAACTTAAAGAGAAGATAGATGACATATTGTATGACGCTACTCAGAAAATCTCGCAGATAATGGAAAATGATGCTAGACAATATGCTGATGATAAGTCAGATAGTGTATAACTTTACTCCTGTAATTCTTATTAGTATTGCAGGATTAAGTCTTTACACTTTCTTTAGTACCTTTAAAGACTGACAACCTGTCAGAGTGTCCTATACCCTCCCTTTAGGACACTCTGACTCTTATTTTTAGAATGAATTGGTATGTGTGCCTACTATCATCAAGCAGATTATTACTATCATCAGCTTGTCTGATGATGTCTGCTGGTACGCGGTTGGTTGCATATGGGCAATATGTCAGCAACCAAGGTGTACCGGGTGTACCACCAGTGTACCAGCTATTTTGGCGTGTAATGGTACACCTGAGATGTAGATGGACATTGACTTGTAGCGAGCAATCGTCTAGGTGTACCGAGTGTACCACAGGATTTGCGTTAGCTTTATTAATAGACCGTAGACCGTAGTTATAGAATCTTTGTTTAAACTAACAATTAACCGGTACAAATGGTACACCTACCACGAAACCTAGCTACCGCAGGGCTTTCCGGTGTACCACTAGCATTTTCGTGGTGGTACACCCAAGAACGAAAGCTCAATAGAATCAATAACTTAGGGTGTACCAGGGTGTACCAGCAAGACAGCTATTTATACAATATGCTACGCCATATATGTAAATATAGTTTAATTTTAATAATTCAAATCTTAAATATAGGAGTAGATATGAAAACAATGTACGCAGAATGTGACTCATGTGGAGAGTTAGATGATCTAACTGAGACATGGTATTACGTTGGAGCAACTAACGGACCAGAAGAAGACACCGCTTTTCTTTGTCCTTCTTGTCAGAACAATGATGAAGCGATTAAAGATATGCGTGATGAGCTATGGGCAGGTGCGTTATGAAGATAACTAAAACAGCTATTGGAGCTACCATTGACCTTAGTTGGTTCTTAGACATTTCTTATGTTGAGATTCTTTCAGTTCATTTTGGACAGGATTTCGACAATGTTGTGATTAAAGTATGCAATTGGCATGTAGGTCTTACTTATTCGATTGCTAATACTAGAGTAGGACTACCTGATTTTGATAGCTCTTGGGAAATAACCCTTGAACCTTATCGAGAACCCAATCGAGTTGTTTCTGGTTTAACTGCCGAAGAAGTTCTTCAGAAAGTAGAAGACGCTGTTTTTGGTGAGTTTTTCGAGGAGTCAAAACTATGTACATAATGCTACGCCATTATAGTAAATATAGTTTATTTGTAATTTCAATCTTAATTAAATATAGGAGTAAATCATGGCAATACCTGAAAATGTAATGCAATTCGTGGATATCCACGACTCAATGGAGCAGACTACTCACCAAGTTGTGGAGTCTGTATTTGATAGCTGGTGTCGAGAACATCAGTCAGAAATATACATCTTTATGGATGTTTATGGACTGACTTATTCAGACGCCGAAAGACAAGCGTTTCTCTACTACAATGGAATACTCAATTAGAGTGGGAGACAAAGTTCAAGTTAAAGGTAAGTGCATATACGGGACAGTCGTCAAATGGCTGTCCCCAAGTAGCGTAGTTATCTGGGACGATGAGCTATACGGTAGAGTGGTTAGCCCTACAAGAAGCTACCACCCGAACCAACTTAAAAGAATTTTAGCTGATTCATATGTATGAGCCAGTTGAATTGGTGTGTTTGCGTAAGCAAATGCGTTTAATTAATCACTTAATATATTAGGAGTAAAAAATATGACAAGTGAATACTTTGACCCAAGTGAGCAAGAGACTAAAGAGCTTTTGCCTAAAAATAAATCTGACATGAGTGACTACACAGAAGACACCATTGCAGACCCTGAAGGTGTTGCTGAGCGTAACACTAAAGCAGATATCGCAGTACCTGACTGGTTTCACAGAAAGTTTGCGATAGCAGACGACGGTAAACCAACCTTTAACCAAAGTGTTGTTGGTAAAATCATGGAAGTGTTTGACGCTAAGTTTGGCACTGACCTTGTTTTCAATGACATTGACCTCGGTAAAGACAAAGTCTTGACTGCTGAAGAGCAACAACTCAAGTACGAACATGCAGTTAACGATATTGTGACTGGTATTCGTCATCTATTGATTGTTGACCCTCAATCTACTGGTCTTAACTTTCTACAGTTGACCACTAGAACTTGGTCTGAGTTCGTGAGTGTATGTCACGAGTATTCAGATTCAATGAGCAACCAAAAAGACGAAGAGATTCCTACTTGGTTAATCGAGCGTGAAGAAAAGATGCTTGACCTTGGTCGTAAGGCAAGAATGTTGGTTTCTGCTTTGTCAATCATTGACAACGATTTTGGTTTGAAAGATGTGAGAATTCAAAAGTCTCGTGTTCAATCTGCTGTTGAGCAAAGAATGCAAAGACTTGCTGAATGGAACTTCAAGCAACAAGCTGATAACTCTGGAAAAGTTAACAAACAGCTTAATGCTCAAGCCAATGCTCATATGCAGAGCATCGTAAACAACGCGTAGTCTATCTACGCGTAAAAAGTCCTAGCTAGGTATTCTTTTAGGATTGTTCAAACCTAGCTAGGCACAAGATTTAATTAATATAGGAGAAAATATGCAATATCGCAGTAATCTACCAAGACCTTTTAACAAAGGCAAAAAACTAGGAAATCGTAAGATTATTTCAACAACTTCAGTAAATGGTAAGACTGTGCACCAACAAGTGGTGTATCAAATTGATGGTCAATCACTTACCAGACACGAAAAGGTGTAGGTTTTCTATATTTTTCCTACCCAACATTGCTAGGACTAGCCTCTCCCAAATACAAAGCTAGTCCTAGCTCTTATATATTTTTATAAATTTTATTTAAGCGTGCCGTGCGTGCCGTGCTCGTACAAAGACGCCTCCGGCCATCCTTGGGGCACCGCACTGCGTGCGTGCCGTCGGATGCCTTCGGCGGTTTGTACCTTCGCACGTGTGCCACATAAAGATGTGTGCCCAATTGTGAGTATGCTCGTACGCCGTGGTGAACGGCGTACCTTCGCCTTTTAAAGTTTAGTCAAATGTATAAGATTTAAATTTTAATAATTAGTTAATGAGTTGCTCGGTACAAATCTTAGATTTGTACCCTCGCTTAGTGACTATTACTTACAAGGAGTCAAATTATGCAAATCATACAAAAACTGTTACCTACTTTTTTTGGTGTATTTAATAAATCAGGAGGCCATATGGCTACAAGATTATTTCGAGCTACTTTTGTAGATGCTTTTTCACACAATACTATTGTGGTGGAGTTTGATGCTCCATTTCCGGTAGATGAACAAGTTGACTACAAAAAGCTTGCGATTGAAAGGTTGGGCGAAATGATACGAAACGATCAAGTAAAAGTTCGTGACATTGAACCCGTTGAAATATAACTATTTGATAAGAGGAGTAAATCATGTCAGATACAACAACAATGCAGACCGTTACAGCAACGGATCTCAAACTGGAGATACGCGATAATATGCGTATCAAACTTAACACAATGATCTGGGGCGGACCCGGTATTGGTAAGTCAGAGATACCACAACAAGTGGCAGATGATCTCAATGTACCATTACTAGATTTTCGTGCCAATCTATTCGACCCTGTCGATGTTCGTGGTATACCACGAGTCGTTGACAATGAAAAATATGGTGCGATGACCTCATGGGCACCACCAGATATTTTTCCTAGCGAAGAAACCCATGGCCCTCGTGGCTTGTTCATGATTGATGAACTACCAACAGCACCACCTGCTACACAGAATGCGTTTCTACAACTTCTACTAACTCGTCAGGTTGGTAATTACAAAATGCCTGATGGTTGGTCATGTCTTGCTGCTGGTAATCGTCTAACAGACGGTGCCTCAGTCTACCAAATGCCCTCACCTGTAAGAAACAGACTGATGCATTACGAACTCGAACCTAGCTTGGATGCTTGGTGCGAGTGGGCAATAAAGAACGAAGTAAATACTACTTTGGTTTCTTTTATGCGTTATCGTCCTAACCTTTTGTACAGTTTCAAAGCTGATGAGTATGCTTTTCCTACTCCTCGAAGCTGGTCATTCGTCGACAAGCGTTTGAAACTAACGAAAAACATGGATGATTCAAGACTATTCTTTGGTATTGCTGGTGCTGTAGGCACTGGCCCTGCTGGAGAGTTTCTTGCGTTTGCAAAAATTGCAGACAAGTTGCCAGATATTGACAACTTGATTGCTAATCCTAGTTCGTACATGCCATCGGAGGATCCGGCGGTATTGTATGCACTTACAGGTGCAGTGGCTTCTAGAGCAAAACAAACTAATCTAGAAAACATTATGAAACTCGGTAATAAAATACCTACTGAGTTTCAGGTCGTTTTAGTCAAGAGCATGCTTGCAATTGACAAAGCGTTATTTCAACAACAAGCAATACAAGACTGGGTTAAAACTAACGCAGATGTTGTATTGTAATCACGGAGAAAATTATGGCTACAGTTCGTATGTCAAACAAGCTCACTTCTGATCTTTGCAAAGAGTATGAAAAAAGCTATGTAAACACTAAACCAAAACCAGAGTACCCTGCGTCTCTAGGCGATGCTATCTATGACACTCATGTCAAACCTATTGTTGACAGAATCAGAGAAGCGTCAAAGCTTGATGATGTAGATTACTT